ATCTATGAAAAAAGATAAGTGGCTTTATTACAATGGGAAGATGACTAAAGATGACATGGATAGAAACAAATGGAAATATGATCCGTTTGATGGAATGTCTAAGCCGATGAAGTCTGATATGGATATGTACTATTCTACTGACGAAGATCTTGTAAAAATAAAAGCACAGCTCGATTACCAGAAAACAATTATTGAAACACTGGAAGAAATCATGGGAAATATTAGATGGCGGCACACCCATGTAAAAAATATATTAGAATTTAAGAAGTTTACTTCTGGAATGTAATGTTAACAGCTTATAAAAAAGACGAATCTAAAGTCCTTCTTAGATCAGATGATTCTGGTATTCTAATGGAGCTTAGTGAGTATTTTACTTTTTATGCGGAAGGCTATAAGTTTATGCCTGCTTATAGGAACAAACTATGGGATGGTAAAATCCGTCTTTTTGATTCTAGATCCCAAACTATTCCGTATGGTTTGATGAAAAGAGTTGCTGAATTTTGCTATGAAAGAGGATACAAACTTGTATATGACGAGTCTATGAAAGATAATCGTTTCTTCGAGAAGGACGATTTAAAAGAATTCATCGATGAGTCAATAATAAGTATAAAAGACAAATTAATCAAACCTAGAGATTATCAGCTTGATGCATTTGTTCACGGTATTCAAAATAGAAGAGCAATATTAATTTCTCCTACTGGATCAGGAAAATCTCTTATTATCTATATGATGATGAGACATTATCTTGAACGCAGCCACGAAGTTGACAAAAAAGTTTTAATCGTTGTTCCTACCACATCTTTAGTAGAACAAATGTATAAAGACTTTGAGTCATATTCTTGGCAAGATGGTTCATTTGATGTTAATCAAGACGTTCATAGAATTTATTCCGGAAAAGATAAAACAGGATTTACCGCTTCTGTGGTTATTACTACGTGGCAAAGTGCTATTAAACTTCCTATTTCGTGGTTTGCAGGATACGGTATGGTTATAGGAGACGAAGCTCACACGTTTAAAGCAAAATCTCTCACTGCAATCATGAATCGCTTAGTTAATGCTGGATTTAGAATCGGCACTACCGGAACTATTGATGATGCTGTTTCAAATAAAATGACTTTAGAGGGCAATTTTGGTCCTGTGTATAAAGTCACCACAACAAAAGAGTTGATCGATGCTGATACTCTTGCGCAGCTTACGATTCAATGCTTGGTATTAAAATACAAAGATGAAGAACGTAAAGCATGTAAAGGTCTTAAATACCAAGATGAAATAGACCATATTGTAAGTCATGAAAAAAGAAATCGCTTTATTGTTAATCTAACATGTGACCAACAAGGCAATTCACTAGTTCTTTACAATTTAGTTGAAAAACACGGTAAGCCCCTCTATAACGCATTTGTAGAAAAGCTTAAAGGTACTGGTAGAAAAGTGTTCTTTGTTTCAGGAGCAGTTAATGCAGACGAAAGAGAAAAAATTCGCGAAGTTACTGAACAGGAAAAGAATGCTGTAATTGTTGCTAGTGTAGGTACATTTTCTACTGGGATAAATATAGTTAACCTGCACAACATTATGTTTGCATCACCGACCAAATCACAAATACGTGTTTTACAGTCTATTGGTCGCGGGTTGAGAAAAACAGAAGATGGCCAGGGGACAACGATATACGATTTAGCCGATGACCTTTCATGGAAAAAGAAAAAGAATTACACGCTAAACCATGCAATAGAACGCGTGAAAATATACTCTAAAGAAAAATTTAAATATAAAATACATGAAGTACCACTATGAATGAAGCTCTAAAAGACTACATGAAAGGTTTTGATTTAATGGGATATAGATTGCGAGACGGAAGTCATATCATAGCAAACGAAGACCACTATGATTCAGCGCATCACGCATTCTATGTATCAGCAGCGGTGCAAGTAAATATCAGTGATGAGGGAAAGGCTTTTTTCTCTCCCTGGTTAATAACAGGTGATGAAGAGCAAATAAGAATACTAAACACACATATTATAGCTTCTGCACCTCCAGTTGAAGATATCAAAATACAATATCACAGATACATTATATCAAGTAATTTGCACGGTGCACTTACTAAAAAAGAGATAGGAACTATTTTAGATCAATTATTTTATGACGAACTTGATAATCTAGACAATACAGAAATTGATGGTGGTATATTCGATGATTATACATCGCTTAAACCAAAGACTTTGGAATGGAGAAAACAATGGAAACCGTATGACAATTGAGGTTTTTTGTTATTCTAAGAATATTATACACAGAAGTGTAAACTATGTAAATAAAAAAATACACCACAGATGCAAATATATTATGTACATTCGCATCATAACAGTGTAGAATATGACTACAGATTATGAAAAAGAAAGCTAAAGAAAGACCACACTATGTGAACAATAAGCAGTTTTCTGGGGCAGTTGTTGATTACGTAAATTCAGCAAATGAAGCCCGTAGCAAGGAAGAGGAGGAACCTATTATTACTGAATATATTGGTACGTGCTTTCTTAAAATTGCCGAGGGCCTATCGCACAAACCAAATTTTTCGGGATATACATACCGTGAAGAAATGGTAATGGATGCCGTAGAAAATTGTATTAAGGCTATTATGAACTACGACGTAAAGAAAGCAACTCGCACTGGTTTACCTAATGCCTTTGCGTACTTTACACAGATTACATATTATGCGTTTTTAAGACGAATTGCTAAAGAGAAAAAGCACCAAGATATTAAGGAATTGTACATGGAGCACGCCGGTGCCGAAGGATTCATCCACGTCTCAGGTCACGTGGATGAATCGGGGATTGTTGACAGAGTGCGGTTTAAATCTCAATTAATACGCGACCGCGATTCTGCCATTAAGAACTTTGGAAAGTCTCTTAAAAAGAAGAAGAGATCTAAGAAGAGAATTAGTGGCTTACTTGACGAGTTTTTATAATATGCGCCTGGCTATAATTAACGACACTCATTCAGGTGTAAAGAATGGGTCTGACATTTTCTTAAACTATTCTGCCAAATTTTATGATGAGGTTTTCTTTCCATATCTGTTAAAAAATGACATCCGAGACATTATACATCTTGGTGACTATTTTGATCATCGTAGGTTTGTTAACTTTAAAGTTTTAAAGCATAATTTTGAAGTCTTCATTAAGAAGCTTTATGATTACGACATGTACATGGATATCATTCCAGGTAATCACGACGTTTACTATAAAAACACAAATGAATTAAATTCTTTAGAGGAAATTTTAGAGAAATACCGCGATAGGATCCGTATACAAATGAATCCTGTTGTTAAGAAAATTGGAGGATTAGATATAGGTTTACTCCCATGGATCTGTGAAGACAACCATGATGAGTCAATGGAGTTTATCAAAAACTCTAAAGCGTCGATTCTTATGGGCCACCTTGAACTCGGCGGGTTTAAATATATGGGCAATGCTAGTATTAAGTCTCATGGCATGGATAAATCATTGTTTGACCGTTACGATGCTGTTTACTCCGGACATTATCACACTAAAAGCACCGAAGGTAATGTCACGTATCTCGGAACGCAATATCAATTAACATGGTCAGACGCCAATGATCCTAAATATTTCCACGTACTTGACACTGAAACTAGAGACCTCGAAGCTGTTAGAAATCCTAACGTTCTGTTCCAAAAAATTTACTACGATGAAGATAACATCCCTGCTATAACAGCTAATCTAGTCAAAGATACATATATAAAAGTTATTGTTTCTAATAAAAAGGATTTGTATGTTTTTGATAAATTCATGGAGCAAATATATGACTTTAATCCGTATGAAGTCAGAATAGTAGAAAACTTTGATGAATACGGTGGAGATAAGATTAATGACGAAGACGTAAAAGTTGACGACACACCAACGCTGTTGAATAGTTATATTGATGCGACAGAAACAAATTTAGACTCGAATATTCTTAAGAAAATGATGCAAGAACTTTTGATTGAAGCACAAGCCTTAGACAATATATAATGATTACATTTAAGAAACTCACTTGGAAAAACTTTTTATCTACCGGAAATAACGAAACTGAAGTATATCTTAACAAAGATTCTGCCACTCTCGTCGTCGGTTCAAATGGTGCCGGAAAATCTACAATGCTGGACGCATTATCTTTTGCTCTTTTTGGTAAGCCTCACCGTAGTATTAATAAGCCACAATTAGTAAACTCAATCAACAATAAAAATTGTTTAACGACAGTTGAATTTAGTGTAGGTCGTATTGAATACAGAATCATCCGTGGAATTAAACCTAACATATTTGAGGTTTACCGAAATGGGAAGTTACTTAATCAGGAATCACACAGCCGCGCC